ATTAGTACAACGCGTTGTAACTGAAGCTACGTTTTATCCAGTAATTTCAGATTCAGCGAATGCTACTGCTACGCCTGAACGATTAAAGTCTACAACAAACATAACAATTAATCCAGGTACCAATGTGATTGCGGGTGCAACAGTTTCTGGATCATTTAGTATAACCGGATCAGTGAATGCAAGTAAATTTAGTACCGTAGATTTACGCATCCTCGGTGAAGCTTCTGCAGCTGGTCAAATGGCAATTCCGATACAACAAACAGGTGGAACGCCGTTAGCTGGTAGTATATATTGGGACGATTCTGGCGCTAGATTATACATTTATAGTGCAACAAATGCTGCATGGTATAGTGTTGCATTGAATCCATAAACAAATATATTTATATAAAAGGAACATATGAAAAAGTTAACAAAAGAACAATTACTTGGTATTCTTCGTCACACCTTAACATTTGTAGGTGGTATCTTGATTACTAAAGGACTTATTGATGAAGCTACTGCTACAGAAATTATTGGTGGTATCATTACTTTAACTGGAACTATTTGGTCAGTATTAGCAAAGGCTTAATATGAAACGATTGAACGAATGCAGCTGTGGTTGTGGATCAGCAAAGGGCGGATGCAATGACAATGATGCAAACTACATGTTTTTTGGTAATTTAAAAACAATTAAAAAATATGTAGATGCCATGTTGCAAATGGATCCGCGTCAAGTTCAAAGCATATTAAGTGACGGACATGATTGGGCTGCAGATCATGTTGCTACTTCAAAAGATGATATTCAAGAAGTGGGTGATTTCTTGATGAATGCAATGCATCATGAAAAGCATGAAATGCCAGGCTTTGCAGGAAATACCGCACAACCACAATTCGTTCCGGTTGGGTTTAAAGATCAACTCAAACAAGCAATGCACGAAACAATTCGCAAAGTTGACGGAGGATTTGCAGTATATCCATCTAAAGGCGGAAAACGATTGGGAACGCATAAAACACGTAAAGCTGCACTTAAACAATTGGCAGAAATCGAAATTTCAAAACACAAAAAATAAGTTATATGGCATACATAGAACATAATTTCTTTCCGTTAAAAGTTTATGTTCGGGATGAATACATGTACCAACACAAAAAAGGACAAGGTAATTTTACAGAAGGAATTATAATTTCAGTAAGATGTATGCCGGGCCAAGTAGCTTTATTTCAGGTATTGTTAAATAATGGAGTCATGCGAGACAAATTACCAAGTCATGCACTTTTAATGACACCTAATACTCCAACTCCAGATTTACCATTTCATTACTTACAAATTTGGAATTGTTTTTCATATAATTTTACGTTATTGCAACTTAATTTTATTAAAGATGCTCCCGTTGAAATATATATGAAGAATCGCAAATGGTATTCTGGAAAATATTTTGCTACAATTAATTGGGGAAGTAATGATATTAATACTGATATCTCATTAGCTGAAGATCCTATAGAACATAAATCACATCATGTTATATTAATGGATAATGGACAAATTGCGTTGCAACCTAATAATCGCATAAAATGGTCTGAACCATCATTTATAACAAAACCATTTCCAACTAAACCGGATTATCTTGTTTGCAATGAATTTTATAATTCAGAAGACAAAGAAAAATGGCATACAGAAGATTCTGATAGAATGTTCTATGATAATACAATTAATTGATATTTATTAATATGAAACTAATAAATAGATTATTTGAATCAAAAGACAAACCAGATACTTTTGAAACATTTGCAGATACGCGAGAAGCAGGAGCTGCAAAGATTGTTAACAATGCAAAAACAAAAGGCGGATTAGCTCTACTTACTTGGCATCATTTCAAAGTTAAATTGCCGTATTACAAACGAGCTGCTGCGGGCCGATTTGATTTAGATAAAGCTAAAAAAGAATTTGATGAAACGTATAAACGCATATCTACTTCAATGACTCAAATTGAATTTCAAAGAGAAGTAGGGCGTTTAGAAGTATTAGGCGAATTGATTATCCGCGAGGAACGAGGACGATGATACGCTTAGTTGATTTGTTATCAGAAGACCTTCGCCGATGGGTAAAGGAAAAATGGACAGATCAACATGGACGACCTTGTGGCAATGATAAAACCAAAGGTGTTAAGAAGTGTCGCCCTTCTCGCAAAGTTTCTAAAGATACTCCCAAAACTTGGAGCTCATTTGATAAGAAAGAAAAAAAATCTTTAGTTGCACAGAAACGCAAAGTGGGTATGGGTAAACGTACTCCTAAGGCTGAAGGTGCACTTGAAGAAGAAAAGAAAGCAAAACGAGATGCTTGCTATTACAAAGTAAAAGCACGTTATACTAAAGATGGCGGTACGTGGCCATCGGCATATGGATCATTAGCACTCGCTGCGTGCAGAAAGAAAGGTGCAAAGAATTGGGGTAAAAAATCATGATATCATTAAAAGGTTTATTGACAGAAGGTGCTGCTATTACTAATGACTTTATGAAAAAAGTAATGCAATGGGAGAACAACAAGGATTATAAACCAGGTGGATGGAATGCAGACAAACAACGTTGGTTTCCCCATAAAAGTCCAGAAGGCGGTCTACCTACAATTGCATATGGACATAAATTAACTCCGAGTGATGTTAGCCGTGGTAGATTTAAAAATGGCATATCTGATTCAGATGCTTTAGAATTATTAAAGAATAACTTATTTACGGCATCATTGACCGCAGCTAGACTTGTTAACAATTATAAAAAGTTACCTGTTAATGTAAGGCAAGGACTTATTAATGCAATATATCGGGGCGAACTAAAATCAACTCATAAAACTGTAAAATTAATGAATGCCGGAAAATGGTCTGCTGCAGCTAAAGAATATCTTAACAATGCTGAATACAAAAATAAACCTCGTGTAAGAAACCGAATGGATTGGAATCAAAAACAATTCTTAAGTATGAGTAAAGAAACTAATACGGTTACCGATACTCAAACAACGAAAGCGCCCAAAACATATACAGTTAAATCTGGAGATAGTTTAGGTGCTATTGCAGTAAAATATAAAACAACGGTTGAAAAAATCAAAAAATCAAACGGATTGAAATCAGATTTAATTAAACCGGGTCAACAGCTAGTTATTAAATAATTTGGATTAACATACAAATTTATATATAATAAGTTATGAATAAGAATTTCATAGAAGAATTATTTATCGATTCAATCAACGTAATGGCCACCGGCGAATGGGAATGGCCAGATCAATGGGATAAAGAACGAAGACTTCGCTTCTTAAATGAATCGTTACGATATGCTACGGAGCGAGAATTATACGAACAATGTGCAATTATACGAGATGTCAAAGAAAGTGTTGAAGAAATCTAAACGAGGCAAATACCAAGTTGTATTGCATAATGATAATCACAATACGTTTGACCATGTTATCAATTGTTTGATTGATGCTTGTGGCCACAATGAATTTCAAGCACACCAATGCGCGTTAGTTGTACACAATGCTGGCCGATGCGCAGTATTTATTGATTCTCATGATGCATGCGAATCGGTATACGAATACTTTATTAAATGTAAATTAAAAACAACATTAGAAAAATATGATACGAAAAATTCATAAAGCATTTCTTCGTTTCCGCATTGCGATACTTCATGCAGCATACCATCGCAATATGCGACGTATGGAAGCGGCTCGGGATAAACATGACATTGTAAAATTTAAAACATATGCATACCGTGCAGAAGATGCATGGCGTAAGATAGTTGTATTAACTGAAAAACTAAAATAAAACAAATGGGTAGAAAATCAGCACACACAGGGATGTCCCCAAAAGATCGTTCTGCAATGATCATGGACAAATTTATTTCCAAAAACATAAAGCGTGAACAGGGTATGCCGTTTAAATCAGGTATACGTAAAGATCCAAACATTCCAATTCATATGTGGCCTTTGCAAGATCAAATTGAATATTGGGAGAACCGTACGGATGCAGATCGATTTGTAGATAAGTATCCAGTATACTCATTTTGGATTGATGATGTAAAACGATTATCTAAAGTACATCCTACATTCTTTGCAGCAAAGATATCTAAATTAAATGATATGGTAAAAGAAATGTATGAAACGAAAACGTTTCCAAAAGAAGCAGTTAGCATCTTAAAAAAGCACGGATTGTATTAATGGAAGAAAAGCAATACAAATACGTTTACGGTATTGGTAAAACGGCATTAGATATTCCAGAAAGCGAAATACGCTATGCAATGGAAAATACTAAATCTAATGCCGAAGCTGCTCGCTTTCTCAAAGTATCATTCACTACTTATAAAAAGTATGCTCGATTGTATACGGATCGAGATACCGAAAAGACTTTGTATGAGCTACATAAAAATCAATTTGGGGTAGGCATACCAAAAGATGTTTGCAAAGCCAACAAAGGTATATATTCAATTGATAATATCCTGACAGGCAAGCATCCTAACTATCCTACCTGGAAGCTACGTAACAGATTATTGGCATTGGCAATACTTCCAGAACAATGCAATTCCTGTGGTTATGCAGAACGCAGAATAACCGATGATACAGTTCCTTTACTTTTAGACCACATTGATGGAGATGAAACAAATCATTGCATAGAAAATCTACAAATGCTGTGTATGAATTGTTACTATCAACAAACAGGTAATCCATTTAATGAAGATAAAGAACGTTATTGGAATTACAATCTACTTGAGTGATATTTATTAATATGATATCAT